TGTGTATAAACATCAGCTACGCTAAAAGCGCCGTAAGCAATTATTCCTACGTTATCGCCTGTGGTAGCGCCTGTGGTTAAAACTACCTGCGCCCCGTTACTCGCAGTGAAGTCGGTAGTAGGAACAAGCCTTGATCCATTTAGATAGACATCAACAAAACCTACGTCATAAGTCGCAGCGAAAGTTGTCTGGCCTGAAGTAGCTGTGTACTCCTGACGCTCGGCCGTGCCGTTTACTGCGCTTCCTGCTGCTGCCCAAGACGAGCCTGAGTAGACAAACATCGTGTTGCTAACAGTATTGAAGTACAAAGCACCTGCGACTAAAGCGTTGCCTTGGTTGTCCACTGTGGGAGCTGTTGACTTTGCTCCTAGATACAATTCTTCAAAATCGACTAGAGTCGCAGCCGCAGTTGTTGCTGATCCTGCCGCTGCCGTTGCACTGCCTGCTGCCGCCGTAGCTGATCCTGCTGCTGCCGTTGCGTTAGTAGCTGCTGAAGTTGCAGAACCTGCCGCTGCTGTTGCGCTAGTAGCTGCATTAGTCTCTGCTGTTTCGGCATTGGTTTCCGCAGTCTCTGCTGCTGTTTTAGCAGTCTCTGCTGCTGTCTCACTAGCCGCCGCTGCTGTTGCTGACGCTGCCGCCGCACTAGCACTACCACTAGAACCAGAGGCACTAGAGGCCGCTGCTGTAGCTGAGTTCGCCGCATTAGTCTCACTGGTAGCTGCCGCTGTTGCAGAGCTTGCCGCTGCCGTTGCACTTCCTGCTGCATTGGTTTCGCTAGTAGCTGCCGCACTTGCACTTGATGCCGCCGCCGTTGCTGATCCAGCAGATGCTGTGGCGCTGGTTGCGCTATCCGTAGCCGATGATGCACTTGCAGTTGCGCTTGTTGCTGCGTTAGTAGCCGAAGTCGCTGCATTAGTCTCAGAGGTAGCCGCCGCTGTAGCACTTCCAGCCGCCGCCGTAGCAGAACCCGCAGCAGCAGTAGCACTTGCCGCTGCCGCTGCACTTGTACCCACCCAGTAAGCAGGTGAGGTTGCAGGATCGTTGCCAGTGTTAGAGTTTTGGAGAGAGGTATATAAAACACCATCTGTACCGACTGCGTTCTGATCCTCTGCATAAGTCGCTGTGGCTAACCATGCAAAACTCAGCAATACCCAGTACGCTGTCTGAGTAGAGGGGTTCTGGTTTAAATTAGTGCCTTGTAGAGATTGGTACTGCTCGCCGCCGTAAGTGACCAGCGCGCCAACCTGATAAGTGATGCCCTGATTCCATTCTACAGAATAAAGCAAGGTCCAAGAGCCCGTGGTAGTCACAGGATTGTTATTCTGATTTCCGTTAATAAGCGATCGGTAGAATGTTCCATCCGAACCCAGAACCACGTCGGTGGCGCTGTAAATCTTAGTGGCTACCCACTGATCACCGAAATCTGTTGCAGTCTCGCCTACAGGATCTCGGACCGCAATCTGCACGTCGGCATTATCGGCAAGGATGCACTTTGCCACGCCGTCAAAAAAGATGTTTGGCTGGCGACCAGCGGCAGACAGTAGAACGGGATTAGTGTTCGGGATCGAGTTATTGATATCCGCAAAAGTAGTCTTAGGAGTCGTAGTGCCGGACTCGTAAAAGTAAAGCTTACCCTCTACTAAAGGTTCGCCAGCGTTGTCTAGGTATTGGTCAAAATCGCCGAAACGTGCCATCGTAGTTTCCTATAATCTAATTTGAGGGCTCAAAGCTTTTGAGAAGATTTCTCATCGCCTCAAACTGCTTTTCTTGATTAACGCCTCTAAGCTTATTTCCTGCTGCTTTAGCTGCGGCTCCAGCAAATTGAGCGTTGCTGCTAGGCATTGTACCCAACGCCTCCCCAACCACTCCCGAAAGACTGGTATCGGCTTTAGTACCAAATATTCTATCAAGGTCAATAGTAAAAGCGGTTTGAGTAATCACGTCGTCATCAAAGCTGCCATACCTGTTACCCAGAGAGTTTAACTCTGACACTGAATCAACAAGCCTGCCGCGAGTCTGCCTGTTGGACCCTAAGCCTCTTAGAGAAGTGCCGATAGCTGTTGCTGCGCTAGGGCTGTCAGGGTCAATGGTCCTGCCTATGGCTGTGCTGAAATCATCCATCGCCTGAATCGTTTCGGCGTAGGTAGTGTTAAGCTTGTCATACTCAGGGAACTTGTTATCCAGCACCCCGTCTAGCTCGCGGCGAAGTCCCTTGATAACATTGATAGTTTTTCCGCTTAAGCCTTCTGCTGCTTTGCCGTAGTTGACCTGCTCGTCAATAAAGCGCTTAAGGTTATGAATATCATAAGCAGTGACTTGTCTAGGCGCTCTCATACGCTTGACTAGCTGGTTGAGTATTCGTTCCGCTGGGAGTACTCCTTCAATTGCCGAGCCTTCAAAATTCAGGGTTAGATCGTCGTTGAACTTAACGCCTAATTTCTGCAAGGATTCCTCGAAATTTTGAATCGGGGCTGCAAAGTCTACCGCGCGTTTTTTCAGATTCTTTTCAGCATAATCATCTATGCCTGCGCCAGCTTTCCGGTTTACGTCACGAATCAGTTTGTAACGATTAAGTATGGATTCGCCAGCTATGTCCGTCGTTCTGTTGGTCATGCTGAATCTTTTGTCTTCGGTGGCGTCCTTCATTACCTCGAGAGATCTGAGCATATTTCTGCGGTCGGCAGGGCTAGCCTCTCGGATCATAGCGACCAAGCCTTCATCGAATCCCTGCTTGACAGCAGCTTGCTGAGTTGGGTTCTTAACCGCTCTAGTCGGCACTGTCGGCTCAGGCAAAGGCCCTCTCTCGCCAACAACGGTGGGCTCTGCGCCTTCAATCTTCTCTAAGCGATAAGGTGCTGTCGTATTCCGTGTAGCTGTAGATTCGCCACCCTCAATATTCTCTCTGGCTACTCGCGCCTTAGTGGGCTCGTAAGTTCGTGCATAGCGACTAGCACTTTGCTTTCCAATGCCACCGACACCAGTAACGCCAAGAATATTGACGCCTGCTTCAATGTTGCGAGCTGCGCGGGGATTCTCTTGGGAGAATTCGCCCCACTCCTCGGCGCCAGCCCCAAACGCTCTTTTGCCGGCCTGCATCAAAGGCTGATCAAAGAAGATGCCGAGCTGATTCATTACTTCATCTCCAACAGCATCAGCCGGTTCTTTGATAAAATCAGGAGTCATAGCGGCTATTCCTTTGCCTGCTAATCCAACGCCCTCAACGAACAAGTCACCTAGCGCAACAAATCCTTGGCCATAAGCCTGCGTTACACCCTCTGAAACAGACTGATCGCCTTTAAGAGTAGATGCGAATATTTCGTTTGCCTTCTGAGCTCGAGTAGAGTCGCCGCCGAGAGCATCAAAGCCAGCCTGAGTTGCGCTAAGCGCTGCTTGGGCACCAAGACCAATAGGCTCCCGCCTCTCTGTAGCCGCAGGATCTTGAGACTGCCCAGAAACAACCTCTTTTACTTTGGCATCAATTATCGCGTCATCTGTGCCCAATGGGAAATATAGCTCAGTCCCATCGGCCAGTATTACTTTAATCTCATCCATCAGATTCTGTTTCCTTGGTCGTCATACCTTATTACTCGAGGGCCTTCCGGAGTAGGATTGAGTTCTGGCTCACCAGCTCCTGCTCCAGCGGCTTGTGTCTCGCCATCTAAACCAGTGTAGAAATTTCTGTTTTGAAATCCTTCCATGGTTGTAAGCGCTCGTTCTCCGCCTTTGCCCATATCGGCGGCATATAGCTCAGCCCTGTCTATATCGAGCTCCATTTCACGAATCATATCTTCTAGCAAAGCCATGTTAGCGGCAGTGCTTTGATCTTCATTCGCCTCGATCGATGCAAGCAAATCGCCTTCACGAGCTGTAAACGCGGCTCCAAATGTCGGCTTTAATTGCTGCAATACATTTTTTCTTAGTATATATGCAAGCCTTGCTTCGTCTGCATCTGTCAGGCCCAGCGCTCTTCTTGCTTTTAAGCCGATTGCTGCAAAACCACCAGTATCTACTCTTTCAAGAATTTTAAGAGCATCTCTTAGCCTGCCAATGTTTCTAGCTTGCCTGATACCGTTTTCAAGCACATCTTGACCGAATCCTTCCTCGGCCGTGCCTCGAGCCCTAGCTGTAGCAACATCGCCCTCGTAAGCAATTTTACTCTCGATAGCCTCCTTGAGAACCGCGCGCTTTTGGTCTGGGTCGGTTACTATCTGGCCGTCAGGTCCGTATACCTCCGGAGCACCAATGCGCGTAATTTTAACTACAGTGCCGTCGTTGTATGTAGTCGTCTTCGCTGCGCCCATCTCTCCAGAAGAACCGCCGTAGCGCATAAATTCTTGATAATCCGCATCTCCTTCTTTAAGACCTGCCGCCTGAGCTTGTAGCTGCAAAGAGCGAAAGGATGAAGGAGCATCCTTACTTCCAGAGATTTGGTTGTAAGCGCGACCAGCAGTAACGGCGTTATTCATCTCGGTCGTAAGACGATCTTTCGCCTCCATATCGCCAGCCGCTGCCGCTTGAGCGAGCTGCAAGTAGCGTTTTGTATGACTGGTGTCTACGTTAGGGATCTGGCTAAGTATCTGAAAGCGGTCCTGCATTAAGCCAAGAACACCGCCAACGTCACCTTGATCCAAGAGATTACTGGCCGCAGATGCGTCCGCAAATAAAGTCTGCTTGCGCTTCTCTGCCGCCTGCTCATCTTCTAAGCCGCGCTTGCGAGCGAGCTCGTCTTCTTGCATCATCTGTTGACGGAACTGCGGGGCTTCACCGCCTACCGCTGCTCCTAATCCCATCAGGGCCCTTCCAACATCTACCGCCATGGTAAACCTCTATGTAACTATTCCACCAGCAGGCATTCCTGCGGTGGTGGGCGCAGGCATAGTGCCTTGCGGATTCATGAACTGGCTAAACCCGTAGGTTTGCGCCGGAGTAAATGTTTGATTTGGATTTGTAGGAGTAAACGTATTTTGCTGAGTTGGCTGGTCAAATAGATTATACCCTGCGCCAGCAGCATACAATGCATTTTGCACTCCACCTTGATAATCAGGCGTGTTGATCTGAGCCTGAGGAGTTCCGGAAATTCCGGACGCTATCCCTTGCTGAATGTTAGACATACCCGCACCGTAACCTTGCTGAGCTCGTGCCTCGTTTAGCGCTGCGCTATTATACTGGTCCATCAGCATATTGCGCTGACCGCCGAGCATAGTTGCTAAGTTGCTTCCTTGGTTGGCGTAGATATCGGCAAGGTTTGACGCTGCGCTGCCGTACTGGTTGGCTAGTTGCTGCCCCGCCACTGTTCTACCTGTAGCAAGATTAACCCCAAGATTCCCAATCTGCTGGGCCGCAGGTAATCCGTAAGTTGTTAATTGATTGCTTAACTGATTTCCAAGAGCTTGCTGGCCCTGTAGCTGCTGAGTCCCAAGACCTGTTTGGATGTTGGCCATCGTACCCGCAGCGTTCATTCCTTGGCCAGACAAAGTGTTTAGGTTGCCAATCTGCTGTTGCAGCCCTTGTGAGGCTAGACCCTGCCCGAAGCGTTGTAATTCCTTCTGAACATTACCGCCACCGAGCCCGCCTGTAGCGCCTGCACCGGCTAGGTTAGCCCGCATACCTTGCTCACGCAAAAAAGCTATTTGCGGGGATTCTTGATAAGCCGCATTAAATGAGTCTTGGCCTAGAGCCCCTGACAATGCCATCTGCTGCTGTAGAGCTGTTTCGCCTGCTTGTTGGTAAGGCTGGATAAATCCACTGGCATCCTGAGCTCTCGCTTCTGCCTGCTGAAGCCCTAAGCCGTACTGGTTTGCGAGTTCTTGCCTACCGGTTCGGTTGAGCATATCCAGCAGATCAATCGCGCCGGTTGCCCCACCCTTTAGAGCCATCTCAGAGCCACGGAGGCCCGTAGGGATCTCGCTGCCAGTTTGGTATTGAGTTGTGGCCATCTGTGGCAGGTCGTACGATCTACCAGCCAAGGCGTCAAGATCATTAACACTGATTTGGGTAGCCGCAGGGGTAGGCGTCGGGGTAGGCGTCGGGGTAGGCGTCGGGGTAGGCGGCACATAAGGTTCCGGCGTCGGTGGGAACCTTATTGGTCTTGGCTCAGGATCTACATTAATTGGAGCCGGTGGAGGCGATATAGGTAAGCCTGCTTGAGCCTCTGCTATCTGGGCAGGATTAAAACCTAGCTCTTGCGTCAGGTTGCGCTCTACGACTTCTTGAGGCGCATTAAAATACTCTGAGACATCGCCAGTGCTTGTCACGCCTTTCTGAATTAGGTCCTGCACCCTCTCTACTTGAGAAGCAGTCAAAGCCCCGCTAGTGTAAACATCAGGGGGAATATCTGTAAGACTTTGAATAATAAGCGCTTTTGGTACGCTAAAATATTGAGCGACATCATTGACATCAACTTCACCAGAGTTCAATAACGCCTTTACGCGGTCCACTGTCTCTACTGAGTAGTCAGTGCCCTTGGGCAGGCCGTTTAGTTTTGCAATACTCATGGTTGCTGGCCTCCCGTCATGCCAAGGGCTTTAGCGACTTGTTCAGATGTAATAGATTCCCCCGCAACACCAGATGTTGCAGCACCTGCCGCAGCAGGTTTGAGGGAGCGACCTTCTGCTTTTCCGTAATTATCCCAATGCCACTTAGCGTAGCCCTCTGCGGTATTGAACTGGGGATCCCCGCCTTCAAGAAGCTGTGCTTTCTTTGAATTGTAATCAGCAAGAATGTCTGGGTTGGCCGATAGATACCCTTGAGCCGTGTTCGCGTCCCAGTCCATCACTCCGGCGTTTGAGTATTCGATCTGCTCAAATCCCTTAAAATCTAAAGGCTGAGGATTAGTCAAGCCGCCAAGCTGTGAGTAGTCCATAGGGACGCTCTGAGCTTGCAAGTTGCCGTAGTTGATGTTGTCACCAAGGATTGCGGACCGCTGCCCCATGAGGCCGGCGATAAGCGCCTGCTGCGCCATGTAGTCGCCGGTCTGAGTAGCATCTATCATAGGTCGGAAAGTCTGGCCGGCAAGAGAAAGGTTTTGATTCATTCCTTGCTGGCGGATGTCTTGAGCCGCTTGATAAGCAGGGAGCATGGACTCTGTGGCGCGTTGGCCGTAGTCCTTGATCATGCCAATCTCTTGCGTTCGATTCTTGGCAGACTGCTCGGCCATTTTCTTATTAGCCTTGTTCTGCAAATAACTTCCGCCAAGGCTGGCTGCTGCGCCGCCAAGAGCGGCTGCTGTTGCTGCAAATGCCATTATTCTTTCTCCAAAAACTTAACTGGCTCAATCCCCGCTTGGGCATCAAGTAAATCATAAGTTGGTATAACATATTCTTGTTCAACCAAATCAACATCCGGCTCTTTATCCCAAGGGAGGACGTTAATCCAAACGGCATCCTCCACGGCGTAAATAGCTTTTTTGACTAGCTCGTTAGACACAAACGTATAGGGCGCCTCTACCTCAACCCTGCCCTGATCGGTGACGGCTATAACCTTCCCCTTGGAAAGAATATTTACATTTGAATACTTGTGTATAGCGCCAGTTATAACCACGCCTTTAGGAATATGTAATTCTCTGGTGTATAGGCCGTGTGAAAAATAATGATTACATTCAAGGGTTTGTATGTCTATATTCTGACTGCTTGACAAAATCGCGCTTTCAAGCGACTCCATTTTGCCTCTGTGTTCTTGATCCATCAAAATATAACCCCTTGGTTATTTGCTTAATTTTACCACATTTTGCTGATTAAACCGCTATCCAGCCCTGTGTTACGTCGCCGCCAATTGACGGTAGCATTTTCCTATATTCTATCGATCCTGTGGTTCCAGCGGAGTTAATGTAAAGGCTGTACTGTCTAGCCTCTACCACACCTTCCGGCGATCCCACACCCACTATAGGGATGCTTAAGCTTGCGTCCTGAGTGAACTGCCTGAACGGCTGAGCCATGGTCCCATCGCTTTCAACGATAGGCTGGGCTGCGTTAAGCCTAGGGCCTGTCACTTATCACCACCAATGATGTTAGCGGTTAACTGTATTATTACAGGCTTGACCGCATCCGTTAGGGTGAAACGGAACACCTCAAATCTTGCTGCCCTACCATTGCGACGCCAGATGGCGCGACGGCTGTACTCACCGATCTTGCCTATGCTGCGAGATATAGGCCCGCTCCATGTCTTGCCGTCCTTGGACCGCTCAAGCGTGATCTGAGGATCTGCCACCGCATCATTACCAACGCCTGACTCTACCGTGAGCTCTAGGCTTGGGAAAAACACTGACTGCATGTTGTTTTGGAAAGGCTGAGTAGCAACCCTTCGAACGATTGTGTTTTCGTATTCGGTGTAGACGTTTTGATCAAACTGACCAATACGGCCGTCAATGATGTCGCCGCAGAGAATATTATTGTACGCCTTAACCACAGAGGACACTCTCAGAGCTCCTAGAGTGCCCTCTAAGAAAGACTTGCGCTCATGCCATCTCTGAGATGTTGTGTCGTATACAAGCGTTGTAGCGGGCAGTGCAAAACCTATAAAGTAGGCCCCCTTGCTGGCGTATGCCCATGAGTAAATGCTTGCAACCTGAGTATCTGACAGCTTTGATAAAAGAGAGTCAATTGCAGTCGTAGAGACTTTGACTGTACTGTTCCCGTTAAGAGCCCAGATAGCCGGCCCCTCGTTCTCTCCGCCACCAACCCACATAAAGGTATCTTGCGCGTTTACGAGAGAGTAGGGCGCATAGCATCCTTTCTGCAAAAATAGTCCGGTCCGTTGAAAAGGAAAGTCAGCTCCGCCGATATTCTGGAAAGCTTCAAACGTCTGGCCTCCTGAGATGAATAGCTGATTCTTATAAACGACTGGAGCAACAATGTCATCGGGGTCTGACTCGGCTGTACCGAAGTCGAGAGCGTTATAGCTCAAGCCGTCATTGATGGAGCTTACTATGAACTTCTTAGAGTCTGTGGTGATTAAGAAGTAGCCATCAATAAACACAACGAACTGCGGAGCGCCATTCGCTGTGAAGTCAGAATCTGTGATCTGGGCGAACGTGTCCGTAACGTGGTTATAGATATAACCGTTACCGTTAGGCACGAGCACCATTAGCTGCGTTCCGTTATCCGCCATAGAAACGCGAGCAACACCAGTAACGTCGCCGATAAAGGTTAGGCTGTAATCGTCGCCAGACTCATCTAAACGGTATAACCGCTCGCCATTCACGAAGTAAGGCTTGCCAGCCATCTCGTGTGCGCCACGGTTTACGTTATCAAGTATTCCCGACGAAGCAAGCTGAACAATGCCCTCAGTGCCAAATAGAGTTTCTTGAGACAAGCCAGTGCCTTGGACAATGTTCGGATACCAGTTGGTACACTCTTGCGCGGAGATAGGCAGGGAGTCGCTGACATAGAATCCGTTCGCTATCGGTAACTGGGTTACTGGCATCTAAGATACTCCGAACAAGCAGTCCGTAACGGTTATATTGTTTGTGGTCGTAGCATTGGAAACAAAAACTTCAAGATAATCAGAGGTAGCCACGGAGACGTTATAAAACACTCCCACGTTTGCCGTGTCGGATGCGGACACTAATCTGGATATTTTAGCGGCAGAAATAACAGTGCCATTTTTTGCCAAATGAACAGCTAGATCCTGATTTGTCCCAACCACACCCAAAGTCACAGAAGCCGTCAAATGAACTGTAGTGGTCGTGGAACCTGTATAGGTCAACTTGCCTGTAGTATCTACCGTAAAACTAGAGGCAGATCCTGAAACGAATGTCCCTGCTACTTTGACAGGAGTGCTTGTTGTAGAAATAGTTGTAGCAGTTGAATTGCTGTGCATAGAAACTTGAGCGTTTATCGCATCAGCAATAGAAGTTATCTGAATGCCGTTAGTATTAACCGCCGTTACACTAATACCACTACCAGCGACAATGCTTGCAATTGTCGGAGATGCTGCTGTTGTGTTTAAGAGGATCGGGAGGCCGTCAGCGTTAGCCGTGAAGCTGTGAGATAAGCTCACGCCATTCTGTGCGGATATATTTACATTAACGCCTGATCCGCCCTCTAAGTTTCTAATCCGGTTTACAGGGCCGTCAATCTCTAGGACCGGAGCGCCAGTGACAGCACCAGTCTGAACAATTGAGCCGGTGACGCCAAGGTTGGCCACGAATTTATCGTAGCTGATCTTGTAGTTTGTCCCGTTCACAACGTAATCAAGATAGCCGCCGGCTTGGACGGTATCTTTAGCTACGAACTCGCTTTTCCTGCGACCATCGGCTCTAATTGTCATTGCGTGTTAAGCTCCAATCCAATTGCGCCAGTAGATTCGGCGAGTATCTCTGCTTCTTGTTCTGGGTAGAAATGACCAGAAATCCCGTAGCTGTCGTCTTCGTTCCCTGCACCGATAGGCAGTGTTGACGGTAATGAGGTTGGACCCATGCGGCCACCAATGGTACGCATAGTATTCATGCCCTCGCGGGCTGCTTTAACCAATCCCTCTGAAACCACACCCCCGTAATCAGGGGAGACCTCTATCGCCATGTTAGCGATGATTCCGCGCAGCGCGCCGGTGGGTACAGTGATTTTATCTCCAAGGCTATCGACCTCGGTATAGCCGAGCGTGATGCCCTGAGCATCTAGCTGCGCCATGTAATTATTTAGAGCGAATATGTAATCTTGGTACTCATCAGGCTCGAGAGGAGACTCCGATGCTTGGACCAGAATTCGCTGGAGTGATGCTTTTGCGACTTGCGCTACAGTAGCCATTATTCGTATGTACTCTTATTTTTTGACGGTTTTTTTGGCAGCTCTCCTTTATGGAACACTCGAACACTTGCGCTCGTGTGAGTTGATCCAGTGTGAACCGTCCCATCAGCCATTGTATGGGTTTTCCCATTATACGGCTTCCCAGAGGATTTGAAGTGCTGTACTCCTTTAGCCATAACAAAACCTCTATTCGTAAGTTGCTTTAGCAGTCTTAGCTGATTGCTTAAACGCTGTTGCAGTAGGTGCGCCTTTAGACCCAGCCTTCCTCATTCTTTCAGGAGTCTTGCCTTCAGCCTTTTGCCGCTTGATGCGCTTACGCTTTTTGTGGATGTTTTCGTATAGTCCAGCCATTATTCGTACCTTGCTGATTGCCATAAAGAATCAGGGGGCCGAAGCCCCCATCCTCAGTCAGTCGCTAGACCCCAAAGCCTTTTCCGGCAAACAAGGGGTTAAACGTCGCGTACGCCGGCAAGAGATCGAAACGAATCTTTTGAGTATTCGCGTCACCGTCTGCGTACTTAGATACTCGGATTGACATACCGTCGCTAGTAGTAGCGATAGTGTCAGTTGAGTAGAGCTTAGGTAGCTTAACAGTGCCCATGCCGAACGCTTGCTTCGTGTAGAAGAGGTTAGGCTGGTACAGAGTTGAAGCAGCACCAAGGATCGTTACGACCGCAGCGTTTGCAGGAGCAGCGTCTACGTTGTTGTACTGACCGTTGGCCTCGTAGATAGCAGCACCAGAAACAGTAACTGTCGCAGCGTTAGCAGCAATAGTCACATCTGCGAGTACAGTGCCTGTCCAAGGAACAACAGCGCCAGTTGCGTCAATCATAGGCTGACGAGTAGCTACGTTGAGACGATTAACGCCTGCAATAGTTACCATGTCACCAGCTTTGATAGTACCAGTACCCAGACCGTTCAAAGAAAGAACCTGAGTCATAGTGTCTTTAGCTGTGACGTAAGTTGCGTCAGGAGCAGCAGCCAAAGCGCCAGCACGGTCAGTAGTAGTACCTGAAGTGTAGCTAGGCAGTGCGTTAGAAGTAAGCGCCATCATGCCACCGAAAGATTGGCTGATCTGTGCTTTTTCCCATGCAGTGCGAACAAGGCCATCAGCCGCATTCAGACCGTTCTGAGCTGAAGACAGCGCAGTAGTGGTGAAGGGGTTCATGATGTAATACTTCTCGTCGCTCATTGGAACGCCGATAGAGTCCATCAATGCCCCAGCGCCTGCAACATCGCCCCAAGCATCTACAGCATTGCCGTGAGTACCATACTTGAGTGAAGCGTTCTTGTTCATGTACGAGCCAAGATCAAGCTCAAGGTCAGTCACAATGCGACGGGCCATAGGCTCAAGGATCTGGTCGAGTTGGTCCAGTTGAAGTGCCTCTTCCACGTTGCCCCACTCAGTGGCCGCTGTGAAGTAGTCCTGTACTGTACCAGTTGCTTTACCTGCAATGATGTCCGACTTATCGGCACCGCTGATGTCACCACCAGAAGTACGGATAGAGTTGTAGTCGTGCGGGCGTTTGAAGTCTACGTTAGAACCAGAAGACGGGTTGAACTTGCCGCTCAGGAGCTGCGTGTTTACTGTCTTGGTTAGAACTCGTGAAGCTTCAAAAGCATCAAGAAAGACGCGAGCGACTTTCCGTGTGACGTTACTGTTTAAATTATTAGCCATGATCTATTACCTTTCCTATTCAAATGTAGCGCCTTGCGGGCCCCTAGGTTTGGGGGCACTTCCAGCGCCATGCGGCTGCTCCAGCGGATCCGGAGCGTTATTTACCTTGGGTTTAAGCGATGCAGCTTTCTGCTTGATTTCTGTCGCTATCCTTACTGCTGCTTGCGCTGGCGGCAGGTATCGCAACGCGTCAAGCTCTAACGGGTTTTTGGCAAGGTACTTGGTAATCAGGGGCCCGTCGGTCTCATCAAGAATAATATTCACGAGAGATTCGTCGATCCCAAACTGCGCTACCGCGTTGCCTGCTTCCTGTAACTGCTCCGGCGTAATGCCGAATGTAGTTGCCCTGTCAGAGTAGGACTTAACCTTAGTGGTCATTTCCTCCTGCTGCTTTTGCCATTCCTGCTGCTTTAGCGCTTGCTGCTGCTGCTGGACGGCTTGCTGCTGCATATCGTATTCCGCAGCGGCTCTAAGCGCCTGATCCCTTCTATGTAGGCTCTGTCTATACTCTTCATCTGAGAGTCTAAACGGATCCGGCAGATCTGGAATCTTTGGCGCCTGACGTTCTCCAAGCTTGGCCTGTAACTCATCTAACTGCTTTTTCAGCGACTCAGCTTCACGCTCCTTCTCTCGAAGCTTGAAAACCTTCTTGCCGACTGCATCGTTAAATACACGCTGCTGCTCTTCATCGAACTTGATTTCTTTCTCTGGGGTCTCCCCCGCCTCCGGTGCTGAATCGGTATCCTGCTCCTCAGCAGAATCTTCAGTTTCTTCTACCTCCGGCTCCGTGGTTACGTCGTCCTCGGATTCGTACTCGTAGTTGTCTTCTGGTTGCAGCTCGCTCATGTTGTGCCCCTTAAAGGTAAATGCCCAGATGAAGGTCTGGTGGCCTGTTGGTGATTATAGCATAAAGAGGTTAAAATCAACAAAATCTAGTCAATTTGACCAACGGTGATTTATGAGTGATTTATTCGAAGTATTTGAGACAGACGATCCCGATCAGATCTCAGATGATTTGATGGCGATGGTGGGAGAGATATTGAGTTGTCACGCCTACGGTGAATTTGAGCGATCCAAAGAGCTCGAAGAAGAGCTCGAAGGAAAGATCAGGATTCTAACAGGAGCCGACTAGGGCTCCCGTAGACTTGATACCGGCTGATTACCAAATACCGCAGCAGATCCGGACCTGCCCATTTCTGGGCTGGATAGCGAGTCGGTTAGTATCCCTGAGTAGCCTCGTGACTGCACCATCCGCTCTAAGTCAGTGCGGCCCTTAGAAAACGAAACCAAGCCCTCTGGGTCGCTCTTGATGTCGTACAGGTTATTCAGGGTGCTCTTGTAACGATTGGCGCCAGTCACTATTTGCTCTGGCCTTACGTCAAGCTCAGACCCTGAAGGCGTGTAGAAATACGTTCTTAGCGGTCCTTCCCCATACGCTCTACGCCCACGGCCTACAAAAGCCTCCTCTGCCCCAGCCGAGCCTGTGCCGTAGTATTCTGGGTTTGTCTCAGTCAATCCCTCTTTCCGGCTGAAGTGAACGCCTCTAGCGCTTGCAGGTGCAAGTTCGCCGCTGGGGTATTCGAGCTTCGTGTTGAAGTCGATAGGGAAACTAAATCGGATAGGATCGCCGCGCTCTGGCTGAATCTCAGTGTAGAAACTATCCAGCTCTGGATCTATATTAGGTTTATAGACCTGCTGCCCGTACTCGCCAGTCAACGGACTGATCTGCTCCCTTTCTCCAGTTCTGCGGGATCCAGAGGTATATAGTATGCCTCTGTCCGTAAACACTGAGTCCTGACCGTAGCGGTTGCCGATGTTTGCCGCAGCGATAGGGTCCATGCCTTCAACCATAAACGTGCGCTCAGGACCGCCATAATCACCCTTCACCAGAGATACGTTGTCGACTCCGTACTCGTCAATCAGATAGTCGCCAAGCTCATTTGATCTGCGGATATTCTCCTCGTCAGTTAAGCTAGGCTCATCTTTAGTCTTTTTTGGCGGGTTCTCTGCTGAGATTGCAGCAAAACGAGAGTTCGGCGAATCCACCCCAGCCATATCAAGAGGGCCGCTGTACTTGGGGGCCCCTTCTAACGGCTTGAAATCCTCAATGGGGACGGCTGTATGCTCGCGCATCAATTGCTTTGCGTCCGCGATACCTTCTTCTCTGGTCATGCCTTGGCGGCGCATCTTGCTGCCCATGGCGCCTAGAGTTAGCTCTCCAGCACCGGTAGACGCAACGCCTGCAATGCCTGCCGGAGCCATGCCTAGAGGCACGTTCATCGGATCAAATTCAGTTAGCGTGTTAGTCTCGGGATCAAATGAGACCCCGCCTGCCATGCCTGCCTGATACTGCGACTTGGCATATTCAGGCAATCCTTTAAGCGCAGTAACGGCCCCGCCTATTGCGGCGTTTTGCTTATTGGCATCGCCGAACAGAACGTCGTTAAGAGAAGACATTGTGCGCCTAGCTGGAGCGTATGAGGAGTCGTATTCAGTCTCGCCGTACTGGGCAGGGATTGTCTCAATGATAGCTTCGCCGCTAGGCTCGTAGCCCACGATCATGCTTTGCTCTGGGCGAATGACTTGCCTGCGTTCGCCCAAGAATGGCGCAGTAATGGCGCTGACCTTTGATCGGTCTCCGCCGTACTGCCACTGTATACCCATGGAGTCTAACTGCTCTTGAGCGAGCTCCTGATTGGTTTTAGCCACCGTTAGCAATCCTCATAAGGTCTTCAGGGCTCATCATGCCGAGTTGAGCCTTACGGCGCTGCTCATCCATCATGTCGTTCATCTTGGCTTGATTGTCGAGCTCGTCACCGAATGCCTGAATCTGCGTTCGGTCAATAGTCGCACCGGCCTGCTGAGCTTTGATCTGAGAATCAATGCGCTTGGTCTCTGCGTTGAACCCGTCGATCTGAGCGCTAGACTGAGAGTCCATAGCCTGCGTTTCGATCTTGGCTTGCTCTAGCTGTAGCTTCTGAGCTTCGATCTGTAGCTTCATCTGGTCATTTTGTAGCTTGGCTTGGTCCACTTGGGCCTTGAGCATTTCTGCCTGAGCTTTCATGCCTTCCGCCTGAGCGAGAACCATTGCCGCATCAGGCTGCTGCTGCTGGCCTTGTGCCTGCATCTGCTGCTGCTGCATTTCGGCCATCTCTTCCTCGGTTAGCTGCTTCATAGGGATCAAGCCCTGCTGAATCATCTGGGCCCGCTTGCGTTCTGCGATCTGGCCTGCCGCTGGGGTAGCCACGCTTTGCAGTAGTAGGTCGCCGGCGATCTGCATCAGCGACGGGTCTATCTGCGCTAGATTGGTGATGGCCTCTACAGTCTCTTGCTGGCGATTCTTGTAGCTTGGGCCGGCCTTGCATACTACGTCGTAGACACCAACGCTCAGGTCGTTTATCACCACGATCTCGCCGGTAGCGTTATCAACCACCTTCTGGTTAATGTCCGCCATGTCATAGGACTCGTCTTCCTTGAGAACACGAATAGTCCGCTCGGTATCGTAGACCTTGGGGATGGCGTCCTTGATGAGCTGGCCTGTAGCCTGTATGGCGATTTCCATTGATCGGCTGTACTTGAGAGTACCGTTGTCGCCCTTGTCTTGTAGCTGGCGTATAGCAACGCCTGACTGAGCGTTAGGATTGTCGCCCATGTTGGCTGCAAACATACCAGCCGTTGCGTTGATCATGCCCTGCATTGCCTGAGCAACAGTGCGCAAACCTGCGTTGATCTGAGCTCCACCGTTTTGCTGTGGGACCGATGGAAACTCAGGGTCAGCGTTAAAGAACTGCACCGGATCATTGTTTGTGTTTAGAGTGCGTAGCTGGTCCTCGTGCCCTAATCCTTGGGCAGGGGTCATCCAGTACTTGGCCCGTGGCGCCAGAGCTCCCTCTTCGATTTCACGGCTCATCGCGTAGTTAAGGACGCGCTGCGGATCTAGTAGCTTCTCAACCACGCCCCAGTAGATCGTCTTGTTCTCGAAAATCTTGAAGTTGCCGTATACAGGCACAACAGGGATTCGGTTGAACACTGTGTCGCGGTCATCCTCTAGCCAGTCCTTGCCATCAAAGAACCTAGAGCAGACCTTGTGCATCTTGCGCTTGCGGCGCTTAACCTCGGTCACCCCGATAGCCTCAAGGTCGTCTTTGATCTTGTCAAAGTCGTCACTGACCTCATGGGTCTGGCCGTTGCTCATAAGCACAAGCTCGCGGTCCTCAGACTCTACATACAGGAACTCACCGACAACAATGACCTCGGCCTTGTCAAAGTAAGCATCGCCGTCACGGTCATCAGAGACAGACTCACCAGAGCCCTCAGGCCAGCGGCTTTCGTATTCATCTACAGCTACCGGATGCAGCACGAACGCATAGCGAGAGTCGCTCTTATCCTGCTTCTCTGCTGCCGGATCAAACCATACCCGATCAAGCGGGTTAGAAATCTTCTCGATCATGATGTCCTGATCGAATGAGTTGTCGTCTGCATACTTATGGCATACACGCCACGCATCAAAGCCACCGGTGACCATGCCACGAGCTGCCTGAGAGTAGATCTGCTTAGCGTTAGATAGGTTCTCAATGTTGCGGATAATGCCGTCATAGGTCGCTGCAACGTCTTTCGTCGCATTGCCGCCTGCTGGGCTCACCCTGATATCGTAGTCAGCATCCTCGATGCCGCTAGAGATCTGGTCAATGATTGGGTTCACTGAGTCGAACTGATAGCGCGGACGATTAGCGTTCGAATTCCAGAACATGGGCTCCCACTGACCGTCCCTTTTATCTATGAACAAGTGAGACTCACGAGCGTTCTCGCGGTTGTCGTGGTCGGCCTCTTGGCAAGAAGACAGCAAGTTGATTACGTCTTGATGCTCATCGTAATCAGCCTTGTACGAGAGATCGTCCTCGGTGTACTGGCCCGACTCCTGATCCTCTTCCTTCTCTTCCTTTCCGTTCTCGTACTCAGCCATAGTCTAGCCCCAGCCCTGAAAATTGATTTTGACCGCCTGCTTGGCGATCTGTTTCGGCGAAAACATCGCCATCATTAGTGCGTCGCCCATGTTAGGTGAGGGCAGTTGATATTTCTTCGCCATGTCTATCTTGGTCATTATGGCGATTTTACCATTGTTTGACCTTTTTTGTGGTATACGACACACCTCGGACCTGAGCTGCTGTAATACGGGGATTTCAGACGACAGAGAGATGAGATTCTCGGGGTCTATATACTCACCCTTTGTCACTGCGCGATAGGTTGCCTCGAAGCGGTCCCTGAGCTTCCACCAGTACTGCGCGCGCTTATTCAGGAACGTGTCGCGGTTGGTCTTAGAGTCTGAGCCGCTGTAGGGGATCATTGCGTCATCAGGTGACTCTGAGCCCCTGAACTGGTGCTTCTGCATTGCAGTAGACTCGAGCTCGGCATCTACCTGACGCTTAAGCGCTATGCCCATGCCGTCACAGTCCCAGACGAACCAATCGGCCTGACACTCGCGGGCCTTGCGCAGCGCCCAGTCCATACCCTCTGCAACGTCGCCTGTGACCTTCTCGCAGATGTCTAGGACTACTGACCCCTTGCGTAGAGCAAAGCCTTTACTGTCCCCGCCTTCGTCTGAGGGGTCGTGTGAGGCGATGATTGCTCCGGTGCCCTCAAAGCCTAGCTTAACGTGAGCATCAATCGCTGCATCAAACCACTCTGCTGGAATGATAGAATCCTCAACGTCATCCAAGAAGTGACCACGCCACACATGGTCAAAGAGGGCAGGGCTCATCCTATCCCTGTCGCCCTCCATCTCACGCTTGAGAACGTCAGGCGCTAGAGAGTTGTCCTCAATGTTGATCATGATGATCAGATGATCTTCGTCCTCATAGAACCCGTCGCGCAGAAGCTCCTTCTCAAACGGCTTGATAAAGCGCTGACTGAACGCGTCTAGTGAGGACCGAGGGTTAGCCGAGAACCAGAGCTCCGAGCCCTCCTCGCGGAGTGTAGGCGTTAGGGCCTTGAGAGAGTCAAAGGATATTGTCTGAGCTTCCTCGACCCAGAACCTTTGGAACCCGTGCGCCGATTTAATTGCCTCTGGGTCCCGAGCCATACCCTTGAAGCGGAACGCGGGCTCTTCGTTGTACAGGATCTGAGACTTTTGGACATCAAATCCACTAAGGTTCAGGCGCTCTATCTCAGCGCGCAGGATGCTAAGCACCGAGTCGTCTATGCTGTTCTGGAACTCACGAAAGCAAAGCGTCTTGATGCCCTTGGTCATTGCGTCCATCAGGCACAGGTCCGCGATGCTCATGCTTTTCCCACTTCCCCTTCCGCCCAGTGCGACCTTGATGCGCTTAGGCTTAAGGAAAGGCTGAAGCTTCTTGGGGATTTGCATCGCAGGCATTATGTGTAGGCACTCATTCAACGACCTCGATAGTCCATTTCATGTCAACGTCCATCTCAATGGGGTCGCCGTTAGGACCAGAGAGCTCGGTGCGCTTGGTCTCGGACCATCCGGCTTGGTGAGATAGCCAGAACTTAGCAGCTCCCACGTCACCGTCGAGCCCCTTCATCTGCAATGATCCGGCCATCTGAATGATCGCCATAGCCTTACCCTTTCTGTAAGCTTCATTAAATTCAGGCTGCCTTTGCATAGCGGCCTGCAAGGTATTGAAACTACAACCAAAATAATCTGCGAGCTGGCGCTTGGTTATTGACGCGGCCAAGCGCTGGCACTCTTCAATTTCTGCTGGTGAAAACACCCTAGGCGGACGACCTTCTGAGCTCATTTTGATAAATCCTGTAAATGCTTCATATTGCTGAATTATAACACGGCATCAGGGAAACTAGGCTCTATTCTTGATCCGAACCGAAGGTTCACCTTCTTGTTTCTGGCGTTGTAGTCGCTGTGAAGGTCTGAGGCAAAGGTCTGGGCAGGGTAGTTAGTAACCTTGCCACCAGCGGCGAAGTAAGCCGCCTTGTCCTGAGCAAGCTTTACCAGAAGCTTGTCCTTCTCTCTGTCATGTTCTGTATTAACCATTAAAGTTTCTTCCATGGGATTATCGTCTGTTGTAGGCCCAGAGCGAATCTCTGAGCTCGTCTAGCCTTTGCTTGCTTATACTCTACCATGTCGTCATAGCGTGGCTTCTCGCCGCGCTTTAGGGCGCTCTCGTGGATTACAATAAAGCCATCATCTAAGTCCGTTGTAGAGTTCAGTTGCCAGTGCCTGTCCTGCCCCTTTTGCAGAGGTTGCGCGAAGAGCTCTGATTTGTTTATTCCCAGTGCGTCAGCGAGGTCCATCCCGTTAGCGCCACACGCAAAGCAGTTTGCAATGATGTCACCCTTGCGGCCAGTAGTTATCCCCATGCTGGGATTGGTCTCACCGTGAACCGGACAGCATACGGTCCAGCCCTTGGAGTTCTTGCGAGGCTTGTCGCAGAGGTTAGCGAGCTCGTCGATGTGCATTAGCAATGTTCCTTGATGTTATCCAGTTCTTAACCTCGAGAGAGATTCCGTCAACCTTGGTGAGATTAACTCTGGCCGGCGCTACTCCGAACTTCTCTTGGTACTTATAGTGGGCCCAGCCTTGCTTAAAGCCTTTGAGATTTGCGTAGTGGTAGAGCTCTGACAGCCAGCGAGACTTATCGTCTATTGAAAACTGCTCAGGCTTGGGCATATTCTCACGCTCAATCTTTTTGAGTATCTCGTTGTCAGTGTAGATCTCAGAATCTACAGGGAGCTCATAACCGCAAGCCTTGCACCGTCTACCGCTCATTTGAGTTGTGCAGACTGGGCACGGCCTGAGCACTGGCTGGCGCTCTTCTTGCTCTATCAACCGGTCCTCGTTGTAACGCTTGGTGCCGTCGTCTAGCTGATAGGGCACAATCGTATCTGGGAGCTGGCCGTGGCGTGTAATGTTGCCGGCGTGATCAAGGTAGATCGCGCGTGTTTTGCCAGTTTCTGGAGATATCCTAGCCACCCTTCCGCAGCGCTGCACGAAATCTATCTTCGATTTGCACGGGTAGCAATCAATCAACATTTCTACGTAGGGCGCATCGTATCCGGTTCCGAGCAAGCGACTGCATGAGAGCACCGAAAAGAGCCCTGCCTTATGATCTGCGTACAATGCCCGCCTCAGATCTTCTTCGGTATAACCATCAATGTGACGAGCCTTGATTCCGCTTGGGTGCGCGTTAAACTTGTCTACCAGTGTTTTGCTATGGTCAATGGTAGGGCAGAATGCAATCGCGCGCTTTGAGCCGTCAGGCGAATGCTTTAGGTAGTTCTCCACTATGTCACCGCTAAGCTGATCATCCTCTACCATCGCAGCGCCTAGGTCGTTTGGATTAAACTCAGTTCCACCAGTGGGCAGGCGCATTGTGCGAATGCCAGAGGTATCTACCGAGCTGCCGACGTAGTAATCAATCGGCGCCAAGTAGCCCAGCTCAGTGAGCTCCTCGCTAGTAATCGGGATTAATAGATCATCCCAAACCTGCCCCAAGGCTTTGCTGAATGGCGTGGCTGAAAGCGCAACAAACGGGATAGCGTCGTAGCGATCTAGGTATTTCTCCTTGAAACCCTTATAGACAGTATGGGCCTCGTCCACTACGGCAAAGTGAAAATCAAAGTTAGGGCGATTCACTGCCGTTTGAATTGACGCAATTTGAATAAGCTTGCGCGGGTCCCACCTTGGATCGTCTGCCTGCATGACAGAGTAATCAATGCCCATGTGGTCCAGCGTGTCGGCCGTTTGCTGCACGAGCTTCACTCTATCTGCGAAAAACACTGATCGACGGCCTGTCTCAGCGTAAGCGAGCATCATTGTTAGCGCCACGTACGTTTTTCCGTAACTACAGGGTGCTGCCAGTAATGGCCTCATGTGGCCTGTACGAAGGGAATCACGAACCATGTCGATTCCCTTCTGCTGGTGAGGTCTAAGCTCCATTGAGGGCCTCTTCTATTTCTTCTTCAATGCCGGCAACAATTCGGCGCGCTTTCTCGGCTATGGTCAATGTTTCGTTTGACAGTACGCGAGTTGCCCAATCTAGGCGATCGCGGTAGAGCTCAAGCTCGGCTGCTTCCTGCTCGTCAATAGAAGCTTCGCACTCGTCGAGGTAGCGGTTAAGGTCTGCGATTACTGGATCCATGGTGATTCTCCGTCAAGAGTGCCCCCGTAGGGGCGCGATTATTGTTATTGAGCGTTATAAATTACTGTCTCTACTGATTGGCGAATGCCCTCCCAGCCAGTTTGAGCAATTCTTACTGCCGTTGCAGCTTGAGCACGAGTCGGCTTTACGCCTAACTCGTCAGTTGCAAACTCAGCAGCCTCTTGAAACGCGCGCTTCCAGCAGCAGCTAAACTCGTATGAAGTAAGAGCGGCCTCTGCCATTTGCTGGATTTCCCACTGTGATAAATATGCTGTTTTCATTTTCTTTCTCCTGTTTGGGAGGAGCACCGCGCCCCTCCAATGGTTCCCATCTTAGCAGAACCATCAGGGGTGTCAACCACTTTAGATGACAATTAATCAAAATAATGAAAATATTTTTTCATAGAGGTTTGCAGCAGTGTGGCGTAGGCTACCTTGGTCGCATGGTCAGAGATGCTGGTGAAGTGAGTATCACCTGTCTCCTCAAGGTAATCTTCGCCTTCATCGGTGTCGCAATTCAAGCACAGTTGGAACGCCTTGGCGTAATAGGTAGCCCATTGGTGGGCGAAGCAGACTTCGTGGATTACTTGTACGGCGTCTTCGCCGAACTCATTGTGCGATACAAGCGCTTGATTAACGATGTTGTCAGCTTCGAGCTCTAGGGTGTAGTTGTTGATTTCCATGATGTTTCTCCCGTTGGTGAGGAGCAGTATGCCCCTCAGTGGTTCCCATTCTATAGAAACCACTGCGGGTGTCAACCTTTTCGGGTGACAAATACTAATTATTTTTACTGGGTTCTCCAGACCCTGTATTTGTTGAGGTGTTTACGCTGGGCTGCGTTGTAGTTACGCTTTTTCAAAGCCGAAACAAGGCCACTAACTTCGCTTGTACTCTTTAGCTCAACGCTGTCACCTACTGACATTTTGTTAGCAAGATCGGCCCAGACTCCGCCTTTCTTACGACTTAATTCTGGGATTTCAACATCGCGTTCGATTACGTGGTAAGTCATTAGTTTATCTCCGTACAGTTTATTTCAAGGTTTAAGTAATTTGGCCAGCCGAATTGCTGACCGGTTTCTCTGCCAAGGCACACCATAGAGGCGTATTCAGCAGATGCGATTTCGGCGTCTTGCTGTTCAAGCTTGCCGGAATAGTTGAGCCCAGCAATAACAATGATTGCGAGCGTTAATAGATAGAATTCTTTTTTCATAACTTTGTCTCCAGAGAAATTAGATTAATTCGGCTTTGGCTGGGCGTTTGAAGAAACCGAATTTATTGTCGTCTTCGGTCTGAGTTACCGTGCCTGTCAGATGAATGCGTTGACCGATAAGATCAATTTTTTCTGACTCGGTGTAATCAACAATAGCCGTTGGAACTGAACCGAAAACTCGAAAGCCTCGGTCGTCTCGAATGGTACACTTCAGGCACGGACCGTAATCTGACTCATACCATTTAGTGTAAAGAATTTCGCCAGTGATCTCATAGCGGCCCTCTGGGACAACCGCTGATACAATGTTTTGATTTTTCATAGTGCTATCTCCGTCAAGAGTGGCTGCGTTGTGCAACCAATAACCTAATCTTAGTTTATTTTTATTTATACTGTCAACCTTTCTGACTAATAAAAGTTTCCCTGCCTATTGCCTTATCTATCGCGTGGCATTCAGGGCAGTACCAGCAGACTCTGTACATAACCATTTGGTTATCAGTCACTCTCTCTTTGAACCCTATCACCTCACCCATTACCTCTCCGCATCTACACGGCTTCTCTCTAAGATCATCTATGTTCTCAGTGTTTGTCATTGTATTGCCTTTGGTGAGTTGGCGGTTCTGCGAGCAAGCAAGCCCCAACCCACAGTGAAGTAGATTTCGGGACATTGCATTGCCTTCGGAGCCTGTCGTATGGACAGCGAGGCCGTATCAATGAGTCAGTTGATACAAGCAAGTCTGCAAGGGATGCTGCTCCATCCCCCCGCGCCGCATTCAGACTTTTAGCAAGTTGCGGTGCCCCCGCGCTACTCTTTTGGGGCTTTAAACTGCGATCGGTGAGAGACCCTTTACAGGTGACATATCCTTCGCAGTCGAGTCGTAGACTAAATCTATAGAGAAAATATGTTGAAGAACACAACATATAGTGTAGAATAGCCCTTGTCGGGTTTCTGGCTACACTTGCTTCTCCGTATTGATCTAGCCGGAATTCAGGGCCTTAACAACCCACCGACATCTAACTTTCACAGATTACTCTTACAGAAATAATTCTGCAAGCGAAAACGTGATTTAATCTATATGCTTTTTATTTCTGATTCTTTTTTTTAAGTCCCGACACGTTGTGAAACGCTCGGGCTTTTTTTTGACTGAAATTTTACGCGTTGCGATCTGAGATCTCTTGATCAATAAGAAACTCAGCGTACTGGATTATCTTGCGCAAATCCTCAATGCCGTTCTTGTCCTTCCATCGAGTAATGTACTTGATAATATTCCCCTCGCAATAGCCGAGCTTATTCTCAAGGATATATTGAATAGGCTGAATCTTAAGTTTTTCGTAGTGAGTCCCGCCGACTTGGCGCCTAGGGTTTATCATTAGTGCATCTCCACTTCGTCAAGCTGTATATAGTCCTCAAAATCGTCCCATAAATCTATTTTCACAATAAAGTCCACGTAGTCTGAGCACATAAGCATTAAGGTCGCTACGGCCCTCTGAGAGCTCTCTGGGAGCTGTTTAAACTCATCATCCATGAAAGTGTCCAGCTCTTTAGAACTCATCGAAATTATATGTTTTTCGCTCATCTGAACTTCCTTTCGTATAACCGCTTTCGGTAATTAAAGATCTTTTTTACCCGCTTCAGGTACTCAATGGTAAATTTACGTGGATTATTATCCATTTCAAGCCGCTCTACGCGCTCAGGACCAACCTTCTCAATCAGCCCTTTACGGTACTCTACGACGTTGCCTGAGAGATACCGGTTGCATTTGACGCACTGACTGTGGCAATTCAATAAATGGTATCTAAGGTGCCCAGCAGATCCACGTGAACGGTAGTGCCCAGCGTCAAACTTGCCGCCCTGCACTGTCTCGCCCTGAGCGGTCCCGCAGCTAATACAGGGCTTGTTGCGGTCCCTGATTCTGATATATGCGTTAAAAGCAGTCTGAGCTTCTTTGACGTAATCTGAGGCAGTCTTCAGGGATTCCTTAACAGCTTTTGCTTCACGAGCATACGACAATTTGGCAGTCTTTTTTGCCTGATCTGTCGTGGTGTACTCGTGCAGATGATCCCAAGAGCAAAACGAATAAATGCCGCCCATGATTACCTGATCTTCAGGCATCTTGGTGCGGCATAGTTTGCAGCGTCTTGTCTTCATCGGAAATAACTTTTGCCCTTTAGGGCCGCCATGGTCCTAATGCACCGGTCAAAGGTTTCGTGGTCCATCTTGCGCGAGCGTGACTTAAGCAAAGCCAATGAAAACTTCTCACTCATTACAGAGAATCCCTTAGATAGCCTTTCAACATCGTCGGGCGGAATATAATCACCTTTCTCATTTATCATCTTATATTCATCTCCGCGCGTTTGGTTGATTCCTGAGTGCGCCATGTCTCAAACTTCATTTGCCAGACTGCAAGCTGGTGCTTGAGCCCGACGGCCTGTTCTATTGCAACCTTGAGCCCATCAAGTAATTCTAGGTACTCATGGTGAGAGTAAGCGTAACGCTCTTGAGCGGCAATAGGCATTTTAGGGTTATCACGCTCAGCCTCGCCCATAAGCAAAGCTTTCTTAGACTTTCTAAACTCCATCAGGTACTGCCGGCTGGCTTCAGCCTCCGCGTACTTACGCGCTGTTTCTTCTAGCTGCTCGAATTTCATAAGCGTTTACCACCAATTTTTTTACCCAGTCCCGAAGGTCCTCGGGCACTTTATTAAGCGCCTCGCGGCGCTCCTCCCTGTCTTCAATCTTCATAATCTCTGCGGCGTACTGCCTCGGGCGCTTGAAATTGTTCATTTTCCACCGTTAACTTGCTTTTTGTCGGAGTGCATATTTCCAAGATATTATCGTAGGGCTCTAAGTCGTCAAACGAGCAAACGCCAAAATCGCCCTTGAGCTCTATAACTGCGTAGGGCTCCTGATACTGTGAGGCTCGCCATGTTGCATCTTCAATAGCCGCTAGGGCATAAGTGAATTTAGCTATTGCTGGCATTGGCGAGCTCCAAGAATTCCATTACGTCAATATCAAGCTCTTTTGAGAACTTAACAACCAGTGACAACCGCGCATCTTTCTTGGTGCGCCATTTGTGTATCTGCTGCCTGCTGACTCCAAGTTGCTCGGCCAGTTGCGCTGACCGAACACCCTTGAGATCTTGGGCCGCTATTAAAGCTTTGCCAAAATCCATGATTACTCCTTAGAACGGTAAGTCGTCGTCAAAGTCATCAATAGGTGACTCTACCGCTGGGACAGGAACCGTGCTTGGTCCGTTTAAGAGCTCTGCTAGAGCGTCAGAACTTATGCTTGCGTCGCCTTTAATTAGCGGGCGCTTAGGGGCTGCTGGGTCAGGCTTGTTTGTGTAAGCGCTGGTCCTGATCTTAGGAATATGGAACTGGCACTTAGGGCAGGTAAAGCTAGCGCTGCCATTGGTTTGAGGAGCTCGATCGTTCTTTCGCTCGTTGTCCTTCCATAATGCGTATTCAAAGATAGTGGTGTAATTACTCATTTTAACGTCTCCGTCAGTTCATTAATTTTAATTGCAGTTTCTTTTAGCAGCTCTTCCGCTGCGGCCAGCAGTTTATCGTCCCGCTTGACGTTCAAGATAAAAGGCTTCATTTCTGGATGGTAAGCGTAGAACCACCAGTTAGAACGCCCAGTGACAAGCATACAACCGTGGACCTGCTGGACGTATGCCGATGGGAGCTTGCCTGATCTTTTGTATGCTATCATGGTTGACGCAGAAGGACACTTGATTTCTAGGCCGGAGTCGTCACCTATGAGGGCGTCAGGTGAGCAACCTATCTCGTAATCATCCATTTTAATCAGGCCGACGAGCTCCGCTGACAAACCGGTTTCTAGCTCGAACATATCCCTAGCCTCAGGCTCCAGATCGTTACCTCGCTGCATGGCGTCCGACTTAAACGTCTCTGTAGGCTTACCAGTAATGCGTTCCGCTACAAGAGTATTGATAAGCGCGTCAGCCTGAGTAGACGCCTTGCCGGCGCCTGTGAATACCTTGCTGAAGTTACTAGCTGTAATGACTCCGCAACGCTGTGCAAGCCACTCGTCGCTACCTTGGATACAATCAATTATTCGTGGCATTTGGGGCTCCCTTTATCCATAACGCTATTGCGTAGTTAAAAAAGTCTAAGCAGGGCGAGCAGACGCTTTGACTGCGCGACCCCTGCTGTTTACATACCTCACAAGCATTATGGCTGCCCTTCATTTTTTGCCTCTTTTTTTCGCGTCAGGCTAGCAGCAATGCGCACCGCTTTTTCCTGCGGGATAAGCTTTGTTTCAGAAACCTCGGCCCAGTCAACGTAGCGCTGAATGTCTTCGCCTGTCTCTTCGCACAGAGAGATAATCTGCGCTAGAGTGTCAGCCGTTACCAGTGCTGGCTGTAATTCTGCCTGCTCTGGTTGTTGGCTGTCAGCGTCTTCTAGGCCCTCAATAGGTATGCAGAAGGCTTGAAACAGAAAGTATTTATACGCAGCGGTCATCGCCTTGTTGACAGCCTTGTCGCTGGTATCGATAGCCTCACCGTAGGCAGTGTGGCAGATAGAATCGCCTTCCTGATCGTAAAGCACAAAACCGACCTCAAGGATCACGTGCGATGCGACACCGCCGCGAGCCGTGTTGATAGTCTTTACGTCTTTACTCAATACGTTAGGGATAATCAGAACGCCATGCTCAGCGATGATCGGCGCCAGCGTGTTAAGCACGTCGTCGATACCACGGAACTTGTAGCCTTGGTGGCTGTTCTGTTGATTTTTTGCGATTCCGACTATAGATAAATCGGACTGGACAGCGCTGAGCGCCTTGAAGATAGTACGTTGTGTCATTTTCTTTACTCCGTCAGTTAATAACGTAGACGATAGTAAAGAGATGCGTATCTGTTGTCAAGCAAAATGGATGACATCAACAAAAGAAAAATCGGATATACTCTGTCGAGTGGTTATCTCCGTCAGCTACCACCGCAGACCCCTAACTGGCTCTCCCGCTGGTTAGGGGTCTTTTTTTACGGGTATCTTCCGGTCCGCACCATGCAGTCTATATCACTGCTGCGCGTGGGCCCGACTTGAGTTGCCCATTTAGAATCAAGAAACTCGTCTGCACTTTTATTGAAATCGCCCTCAGCCATCGCGGCGAGAGCCTTTTTAAAGGTAAGTAGGCGAGTGATGCCCAGATTAAAGCAAAGGTTTATCATAGCGTCCTGCCGGACCCTACAGAGCTCTAGATACCATTTGAAGTTGTGTCTGAGCTCTCGGTCGCAGCGAGCTATATCGTTATCGAGCAGATATAAACACTCGTCACGAGACAAGCCAAGTGACTCAAGATTTCTTCCAACCCCAATAGTGAGATTCCCAGTTGTGTCCTCGTAAGGCTTATTCCTGAGAGACTCGTGCCTGATTAGCAGGCGTTGTAGCCTATCCATTACTCTGCTCGCTTAAACAAACCTGTAGCGTTGAATAGAGTAACGACTGCGCCCACAATATCGTGCGCTACTGGCTGAAGCCTATCAAAGCTCTCATCAATGTCGTCTGCCTTTTCTAGCGCGGCCTTTAACATCAAATCAAACGCAGCAAGTTTAGCCTTGCCGGCCCCGTCATCAGGGATTGTTTCTTCGATTAGCTTTACGATCTCTACAACGGTCGTCCAGAGCTTTTTGACCCAGCTTAAATAGGTAAATATGTTCATATCTTACACTCCATAGTCAGCAAAATGGCTTCTACGCCATACAAATTAGGCACAACGTGTACCCAGTGCGGGTTGACTATAACAGGCTTTACCCCCAAATTACATCCCGACTTTTTCAGATGTTGATAGTGTGAGCACCCAGTTGACGAGAGCAAGAAACCCAATAGCAACAGAATCAACGGTAGCTTCATCCACTGGTAACGCATAACCAAACGCCTCTGCTGCCTGAATAGCTGCCCAGAATGCCCCTGTGAGGGCCGTAGCGGTGATCTGACGAGCTTTCCACTTGGCTGGGTCTGATACTGCCTTTCCTTTCTGTAGTAGCGTAATGGCCGCCTTTGCTTTCTTAATCATCTTCTTCGTCTTCCAGTAAATTAAATGAGAGAGAGGTTTTGTAAATATCCAGCAGCCCGATAATAGTGATTTGATTGACGCCTAGCTCAATGTAGTGCTCAACCCACTCACCGAGCTTATCAAGGGCTTCCTCAGTTAAACGGTCATTCCGTACATCTGGAAACTCAATTGTGGTCATCCTATATACCTGACGGCTGCGCCGATTGCCGCTGCTACGACTAGCCAGACTATTCGCTCGGCTGATTTACCCTTAATGACGCTTTCGGATAATCTATCCACCTTCTCATCCATCGCGTCTACCTTAGTCTCTATATGGGACTGCCGATTAAACACAGTGACAAGTCTTTCTTCAACACGCGCCAATGACACGATAGCTTCTTGGAGTGTGTCAATCTTCTTTTCTACTCGGCTTAATCGGTCTTCCATACTACTACCTATAGCGTCAGGTCAGGGACTTTACGCGAGTCTCTGATTTGATAAACATGACGAAGAACCTCTCCTCCGTCACGATGGAATACTACTTGGTTCATCACGCTAGAAGCACCGTATCCTGCTCCTGCATGCCAAGAATCAGGTGGGGCTAATGTGCCAAAGGCTTCCACGAAAACGCCGTTATCTGTTTCTATGGCGTTCTGGTGGTGTATGTGTCCTACTAGCCACTTCCTGTAGACAGTGGCTGACCATTGTTCTGGTAACATCTTAGGTAGGATAGCGCCTAGCTTTACAGCCTTGACCTTATCCCCATGATGCACCGCTAAGAGGTTCTTGCCAAACTGCACGGTGTGAAAGAATCCGTGAGGGTCTAAGATGGTCACTCGTGGTTCTTTAGAGTAGTAGAACTTCAAGATCAGCGCGAGGGCGATGGCAGTATCTGAGTCGTGGTTACCTCTAGCCATTACCACAACGCAACTCTTATGTTTCGTAAGCAACTTATCTATTGCGTACAAAAAAGTCTGCGCTGCTATCTCAAGCACTACTTCTATTCTGGTATCTACGTCTAGCTTCGTTCCTCCAAAGGTAGTGCCACTACTACCATTGGCGTGAATAAAGTCTCCTACGTTGACCAGTAGTGCCTGCTCGGATGCAGGAGCAGCATCTACCAAATACTCTATAGCCGCTAGCATATCTTGCGAGGCTATCTTGGTATCGTAATCACGAGCCTTGGTCTCTCTTGCGTCTGCCCTCATACCGAAGTGGGCATCACCTATTACAATTGCAGGCAATAAATCCGTAGCAAACTTCTTAGTCTTTGGCTTGGCTTTGGGCTTGTACGGTTTAATCCCTTTAACAAGACCGTCAACAAAACCTTGCAGCGCTTTATCTCGCGCAGCCTCGGTCATGGTGCGGCGCGTTTTTAGCCACGCCTTCTCGCCATCGTCATTTGTCGTATAGATAGAGCGACCGATGACAAACTCACCTTCCGGTACGTGCCTTCGAGCATCCCAATTCTCAGAGTATCCCGCAGCCGCCGCAGTGTTCTTGGTGATAGACACATAGTCGCGCATGGTGGACTGCGAGATACCTAGTACCCCCGCAGCCCTTGCACTATTACGACCACATTCTTCCCACACTTGCATTGCTTCACGATGTCGGTCTGTCTTTGCGTAGTCTACTAGACTCATTAAACAACCCGCACTTTAAGATTATTACCCGCCAACGCTGTAATCCTTACAGAGTTCTGAGCAGGAGCATCAAAGTTATAATCAGTACCCAACACAGCACCTTGATTTAAAATGTTAGCATCGTAGTTAATCGCTACACCGTTTGAAGAAGGCACTGTAGTACCACTGGTCATGTTCAGGATAATAGACAAATCAAAGTCATTACCAAGAGCTATGTGGTTTGGGTCTGTTACAGCGTCTAGCTGAGTCTTGTCCATTTGGTTTGTGTAGGTTACTGTGCTTGTGTTGTATTGATAAATAGTTCCGTTGTTAAAAGAAGCAAGCAAGAGCTTTGTTCCATCGCCATTAAATGCCATTCCACTTGCGGTAGTTGTTTGAGCAGTTACGTCAAAACTTACAGAATCGTAACTAGCAGTAGAAACATTAAATCCCGTAGATAAAGTGTATTGATATATTTCGTCCGGATTGGCATTATCCAATACAAACATTTTTGTTCCGTCTGAATTAAATAATACTTCGTTGCTACTGGTAGATTGGTTAGAAACACTAAAACTTATAGAAGCATAAGACGCTGTAGAAACATCAAAGCCAGTTGATAGCGTGTATTGAAATACTGTGTTATTAGCACTACCAACGATAAACATCTTTGTTCCGTCAGTATTAAACGCCATTCCCACTGGGTTTACTTCTTGGGCTGCAACGCTAAAACTAACTGAGGCATAACTAGCAGTAGAAACATCAAAGCCAGTTGATAGCGTGTATTGAAATACAGTGTCATTAGTTTGCCCAACAACAAACATCTTTGTTCCGTTTGTATTGAATTTAACTTTTAGCGCAGTTGTTTCTTGGCTTGCTACGCTAAAACTTTTTGAAGCATAAGAGGCAGTAGTAATATCGTAAGCAGTTGATAGTGTGTATTGATAAACAGTATTGGCACCGTAACCTAACGTATACATTGCAGTTCCGTCTGCATTAAAGGTCAGGCCAAAGATGTTTGTTTCTTGAGCGGAGGCATTAAAACTAACAGAGTCATAACTAGCAGTAGCAAGCTGATAGCCAACGGCAGAACTAGCACCTGTCATAGCCTGTGCAATCGTAGCTAACTCAGTATTCGTAGTACCATTCGCCCAAGTCTCTGAAGCGTATGTAGCGTTAGAGTTATACTGCCAAGTACCTGCGTTGTTCCTGACAATATCTCTCTCGCCATCAGTGTTATCAATGACAGTCCAAGTAGTACGGTCGTCTGTAGAGATGCAGTAGTAGACATTGCCGCTACCCGCAGCTTGGTTAGCCGTCATGCTGTTGATGTCTGTCCAGTAGGTAGTGTCTGTTGACGCCGTGGTGTGTGCTGCGTGGTAGCCTGCAAGAAGGGTTATTGACTGAATAGAATATTCGTTTACATCATCTCCTGTTGTGCCAGAAACAAACATCTGAGCGCCGCCAGTGCTAAACGCTATTCCTGTTGGGGCTGTTTCTTGAGCGGCTATAGAAAAACTATCTGCAAGAGATGCTGTAGATATATCATAGGCCGTGGCTAAGCTGTATTTATATATAGCTTGACTTGATTGTCCTACCATAAATATCTCAGTACCGTCGCTATTAAAACTTAATCCTCTTGGGTCGGAATCTTGACTTGATACTGAAAACGAATCTACAAATGAAGCAGTGGAAACATTAAAGGCTGTTGATAGCGTGTATTCATTTATATCTGCTCCTTGAGAACCACAAACGAACATCTTAGTGCCGTCAGAACTCATTGTTAATCCGTTTAGATATATTTCTTGGCTACCAAGGTAGAAACTTCGAACAAAGGATGCAGAGCCAACATAAAAAGCAGTGCTTAATGCATACTCATACACGGAGTCGCTAGTAGTGCCAAGAATATACATAAGAGAACCTGACGGACTAAAATGTATATCAAGTGGTTGTGTGTCTTGACTTCCTACTGAAAACGCATACGAAATCACTGAAGTAGAGATATCAAAAGCAGTTGATAAATTGTATTCGTTTACATCCTGACCTGCCCCTCCAACAACGTACATCTTCGAACCATCAGTGTTAAAGGCTATTCCTGCGGGTGAAGTGTCGTCAGCCGATACTGAGAAGGTTTGAGTATAAGAAGCATCGCTTAAAGAATATCCTTCACCGACTCCCCCACTAAGCTCCAGGTCACCATCGGTAGTGTTATAGATAACACCAAACATCCCCCAAGAGCCTGACGCGACTTGATTAAATGAGGTAGGAGCTGTGACTTGTAAATAGCTACCGCTTGTCGCTGTTAAGACAAACGCACCTGAGTTAGCTTCGATGGTCTTGCCTACGTCTGCTGAGGCGAATGAGCCTGAGCCTAGTGATAGAGCTAGCGGTAGCGTATATCCATAAACATTACTGTTGTTTGCCGAAAATACCATCAGCTTCGAACCGAGCGGGTTAAAGGCAAACCCCACAGGAGAAGTCGTCTGTGACGCAACTGATAAGAACTTTGAGTTATAAACCGAACTAGAAATGTCGTAAGCAGACGAAAGATTGTAAGCATGAATCTTTGAGGAATTGCTTCCACAAATAAACATCAAAGTTCCATCAGAATTAAATAGTATAGCTTGAGGGCTTGTCTCTTGTGACGCAATACTAAAAGTGCTTGTAAAGGATGCGCTGCTTATATCAAAGGCTGTGCTTAAAGCAAACTCATGCACACTGTCCGAGTTGTAGCCAATGATATAAACTTTTGTACCCGAAGGATTTAAAGTAACGCCTGTTGGGGAAGTCTCTTTTGAGGCTATACTGAAACTATTGCCAGAGTACGAAAGAGAACCGGAAGCAACACTCCACGGAGTGCTTAAATCAAATTCGTATATGGTTCGGTTTGTAGTGCCTACCGCATACATTTTTGCCCCATTAGGACTAAACGAAATTCCTGTTAATGCAGGAGTTTGTGTCGATATATTGCTACTGGTGCTGCTATAACTAGCACTTGATACGTCAAAAGCCGTACTTAGCGCATATTCGTAAATTACTCCTGTACCTGCACACAGAAACATTTTTAAACCATCAGGCTTTAAAGCTAAATCAGCAACATTGCCGCCAACCACTGAAAGAGCATTAAAACTTTGTGATGCGAATGTTGCCTCAGAGATATCGCCGCCAACCCAATTCAAAGTAGTCGCAGCAGCACTATCCAATCTCGTGTAATTCTGTGAAGTAGAATTAACATCCCATGAGTTATTGGTCACGCCTGACTGTGGGACTTCTTTAGTCACAGAAACGACAGGCGCAAGCACAGAGCTAGTCAGTGAGATTGATGCTGTCTCGCCGTTTACGAAGGTCTTGGTCAATGAACCGTTAGTCACAGAGATATTGCTAATCGCTGAAGTATTCGTAGCAATAGCCGCTGTCGCTGTGTTCAGTTGCGTCTGCACATTAGAGGTAACGGTGTCTATAAAATTTATAGTTGCCGCGCTATCGGCTATGTCTCTTGAATTGCTCATTACGCAGACTCCTCATTACTCTGTTCTATATACTCTGAATTTAAAACCCAAGAATCTGCAACAGATGAATCATTTGATTTTTCAATTATATATTTGCTTCCAAGCCAATCTTCTGGAGGAGCAACATCTGTTTCAATTACTTCTGTATTAGAGGCGTTGCAATCAGAAACAGTCATTCTAAAAGAGCCGTACATTTCTATTGAGCTTTCAAGCAATTCAACCACGGCATCGTTTTCTACAATCCATTTCACTTCTTTATTTTCTTTCATGCAAATTAGCTTCATGTGACATTCACCAGTAGTTGAGTTGCTGATAGGGCTTTACCTGCTCTAGTATCGGACACGGTAGTTGATATCGCCCCATTAGTTGCAATGTAATACTGACTACCTGCGGACAATCCCGATTGGTTAGATTCGATGGCGCTAGTGCTTTTTATTTCTAAATTAACTCCTGAAGAAACCGATGCTCCTGCAAATCCAATAAATGCCTTAGAATCTGTAGAAGCTGCATCACTGAGCTGCCAACGAGATTGATTACTTGTGAAAGCGGGTAACGCTATTTTAAAATTTCCAGAGCTATAAGCAATAATGTAATCATATCCACTTGTAACAGTGGAAGCAGCAACATTGGTAATAGCAGTACCGTTATAACTAGCTAAGTTTAAAGATGGGCCACTGTTTATATAAAACTGGTCACTGTCAAACGGGCATACCATTCTATTATACTTATTAGTTCCATAACTTGAGTAGTTACTACCAAAAATACTAGGAAGAGATGTAGATCCATTCGTAGAATACGCATTAGTTGAGTTGTTATAAACAAAGGCTGTAAATTCCAGTGATGATGTACTTAGATCATTCATAAACAACAGCGCCGACTGTCCTTTATGCCAAGGCATATTAGAACCCGATTGCGTTAAATTAGCAGCTCCAGAGTTAAAAGATGAAATTGTTCCTGTAGCCGCAATAGACGAAGCTACAGTTGGAGAATTAACTCCATCATAAGTAAAGTTGGCAAATCTTGTTGTGCCATAATAATTTACTGCAACATGATATTTGTTATTAGTGCTATCAAAAGCAATCCTGTTGAAATAATTTTCACTGTTACTTCCAAATGTTTTTTCTGTAAAAATACCAGTTCTTGTTGTGCTGCTGACATTTTTAAAACCCGCAAGATTTGTATTCTGTGAAGGATTTGAATGCCACGCGCCGACTACTGTTCCAGTGGATTCATCACAAGCAATATCACAGTGACTGCCTCCGAAACTATTACTGCCAATCGACGATTGCGAAACATTCGCTACATAACCACTGCCTCCACTAAGCCCTCTTTGGAAACCTGCAACCCTCGGATAATTTGAAGTGTCTGAAAATGCACACCAAAAACTATCAGCCACTGGGTTGTAAACTATTTTCATTGCGTTCTGAGTATCTCGCATTTGACCAGAATATATAGTTGTCTGACTTGATGCGCTAAACTGCCCAGTAGCTTCGTTATAATCGTAAATACAAGCCACTAAGTAGTTGCTTCCATTTCTTGCTACATGAGCAAAATTTCCGTACTTATCAAACGCACCATCATGAGGAGTACCTAATGCCGTTAAGCCGCCAGTAATAGTTTGTGTAGAGCTAAGCGAAATACTTTGACTTATTGTGGTGGTTAAAGAGGCAGCCTGATTATTATTAAAATAAACTCTGTCTCCTGCCGTAAATGAATTTGCGCTAGTTAAGTACAAAGAACCTGTACTTGGCGCAGGAATAGCAGCCCAAGAAGCAACCGCTCCGTTAGTAGTCAAGTATTCGCCAGAATTACCTGTCTGGCTTGGCAGTGCGTCTATGTTATTTATCTGTGCTTGAATGTTAGACGTAGCACCGTCAACGTATCCTAATTCTGTTGCTGTTAAAGTAGCAGGAATGCCATCTAAGACATTTACCTCGGCCGCCGTAGCCGTCAGACCTAAGTTGGTTAAAGCAGTAGAAGCTGAAGCTAAATCAGATAGGTTGTTAGCCTTTTGTGTGTACCGAGCGTCACTGTCTGTCTTGCTGTAGACGTTTGCTATCTGCGCAAACCGAGCGTTAGATTGCGCCTGTGTATAAACATCAGCTACGCTAAAAGCGCCGTAAGCAATTATTCCTACGTTATCGCCTGTGGTAGCGCCTGTGGTTAAAACTACCTGCGCCCCGTTACTCGCAGTGAAGTCGGTAGTAGGAACAAGCCTTGATCCATTTAGATAGACATCAACAAAACCTACGTCATAAGTCGCAGCGAAAGTTGTCTGGCCTGAAGTAGCTGTGTACTCCTGACGCTC